GTTTTGCCCAGGTGGCGCAGCAGCTTGCGCCAGCTGTCAGGGTAGGGATCATGCTTGTTAATAGCCTTGAGCGTGGTAATCATTTCCGACCTCCATCGATTGCCGCCCACAGTTCCGGAACCCGCTGCGCTGTAACCGTTAGCTCGCTCGGCATCGGGTAATGCCGCAGCAGCGCATACAGACGGCGCAGCGCTTCTCGTGGCACGCGCACGGTATCGCCGTTGCCGTGCATGTACGGCTCTAGCCGCCGCACTTCTCGGGCCATCTCAAGGACGGCGCGCGTTCGTTCGTTCGGCGTTGTCATCGTTCGTCCTTCGCGCCCGCGTGGCGGGCAGGTTGACCCGAAAGTTCGACCCTCCGCCGCATCAACATTCGCAAGGCAATTTCCGCCGCCAGCAGTTGCGTATACGCCGCGTCCATTGAACGCTGCTGCTCGTGCCGAAACATCGAGTTAGGGGTCATTCTGGAAACCACGCTTTCCCGGATAAATACTGCTTCTGAGCCCTACGATATTTTCCCGTTGCTTGGTCATCTCCGTTTATTGCGCGTCCCGACTTCCCCTTAAAATACACCGTATCTTTTCGCGCCATAGCCTTTGCCTGTTTTTCATAACACGTTACGCATATCGGTGTCTTACCGGCCTTCCGCGTCCGCTTTAGGCTTTCGTCTTTGTGCCTCCCACACGACCCACAGTAAAACGCCGTCATGGCTGGCCCCCTAACTTCGTTCGGCGTTGTCATCGTTCTTCCTTCGCGCGCCCCCTGCTGAGCAACCGCCCGCTACCGGCAGCGCAAATCCAAACGTCGTCCTGCGGTCGCTGTCCCGCGAGCATCAGCGCGCGCTCGCCTTCGCCGCACTGGCTGACCGCGGCATGGCGCTCAGCCTGCGCCAGCAATAGCGCGTCGCGCTGTCCAATCGACATCCCCCAGGGCCAGATCACAAGCGCGGCAGCCACGCCAGCCACGGCGACCCCGGTGGTGAAGCCAGCGGCGTACTCAATGCGTTCGATGGGCAGCTTCACGAGCCGGCCCCCGCTGCGCGCCGAGCGCGGGCGCGCTGACCGTGGCACTGCTTACAGTACGCGTGCAGAGTTTGCCGACCGCGGCTGACCATCGAGTAAAACTGCGCGACCGGCTTAACCTCGGCGCAGTCTGGGCAGCGCTTTTGCTCCGGCAGTACTGCGGGCGTCGTTGCGTGTGTCTGGCGCCCCCGGCTCGGCGCGGCGGCGGGACGCCGGTCGTCTAACTGGGTGGCCGGCGGCATCGTGACGCGGCGCGGCTCGCGCACAAGCTCAAAGCCTGGATGACTGAGCTGCACCGCGACTACGGTGATTCCCTGTCCGTCTCGGTCGGGCTGGCCAACGTAGTAGCGGTGCAGCTCGGTGCCGGGATAGCGGCGGCGGAAGCAAATCATGCGTCCTCCCACCAGATCACGTCGCAGCCGCGCACGCGCGCGCAGTAGACCGCGCGGCCGGCTACGTTGTCGATCTCGCTGTACTCGGACTGCCGCTGGTCTAGCCACGCGCGCAGATTGCCGGGGTGTTCGAGCCGGATTGCCGGGGGTGCGGGCCACGCGATGTAGATGTTGCGCACGCGGGCGCCTACGCTGCACAGCGTCTCGGCAGCTTCTCGGGCAAGCTGCAGCGGGGACAGCGTGCTCATAAGCGCGTCTAAGCGCTCGGTATCAATGTTCAGAGGGAAGGTCATTCGATGATCAGCCGGTCGCGTTTAACAATGCGGGCGCCCTGCACGTCTTGCCCGCTCTTGATTGCCACTTTGATGCCGGTCTTGTCCGGCTCGCGCGTCTTCTTCACGCGCGTAAATTGCTCGGCTAGCAGCGACTGGTCATAGACCTCTACCGACTCGTCGCGGCCCGGATAGAGTCGCACGCGCAGTAACTTGTCATCGCTGGCAATCTCGGTGATGCCTGCCGTGCGCATGCAGTCGGCCATATAGCTGCGCAGATGCACGGCGCGCGAGCGCATCGCCTTGACGCGCTTGCTGATCTCTTCGAGACGGCTGTCGATTGCATCGGCTTCTAGCTCGCGCTGTGCGATATACGCGGCTACGGCCGCGCCCTTGCGCTCGACCAGCTCGCGTGCTGTGCCGTACTCGGCAGGCAGTTCGCCGGTTTCGGGGTCGATCTGATCCAGGGCGGCGGCTAATTCGGTCGCGGCCTGGTAGAGGGTCACATTCATGATTTGATTCCTAGTTAGGCCGCTGGGCCACTACTGCGGTCCGCAATCGCCAGCGCGCGCAGAAAGCTGTGCAGGCTGTCGCGGCACTTGAACAGATCGCCACGGTCCAGCTTCTCGGCCAGCGCAATGCAGCGCCAAATCCGCTCCAGGCAGTTGCTGCCGTGGTTGATCGCGGCCACTTCTCGCAGCAGCGTCCCGAGTTCGTCCAGCTCTTTGCAGCGGTCGTCAGTCCACGCAAGCGGCCTAACACTTCGCTCAACTTGACCCGTCAGGGCGGGCGGCGTTGTCTCATTCATCGTTGCTCCTGTGCGCCGTGTCGGGCGCGGTTAACCTGGCGTTAGGCGCTACTTAGCGCTCGACCAGTCACAAGACACGCCACGCCCTGCGCCGTTGCCGAACGTCACCACGCATCGGGTGCCGTCTTCCATCGTCACGGGCACAACGTGGGTCACATAGTTGCCGGCGGCAACAAAGGTTCGCCAGCCATTCGGCGTCTCTGCGTCCGTGCGTTCGCCTACGCTGCATCCTGCGCACGCCAGAACCAGCGCAGCAACAACCGCGCGCCTAACCCCTCGCTCAACCGGATGGTAAAGGGTCACATTCATGATTCGATTCCTAGTTCGGTCGCTGCGTATGCCTGTATGCGCGTCACGTAGTCGGCAAACTCGTGGACGCTGAGGCTTGTTGTGCTGATAGGCGTTTGTCCGCCGCCGGGCATGTCTTCGCGGCCGATGTACTGGCCGGCAAAGTGGGCATGCCATGCCTCGCTGCTGTACTGTTTGCCGTCGACCCATGCTTGCTCGCTGATCTCGCGCAGCAGCGACCAGTACAGGCGATTCTGCTGCACGTTTCGTTTGGCCTTGTGCTCCGTGACGTGGACGGCCAGCGGCCGGCCGTCCCGCGCCATCGCGCGCGCGTTGGCTTTGAGGAACGCTGAGAGAGCGCGGACGTGCGTCTCGTCACGGAGCACGAAGACTCGGTTCACCACGGAATGTCGTCGTCCATCGTGCCCATGCCGCGATCAGACGGCGCAGATGCTGCTGCGGCCTGGTTGACGCTAGGCTTCTTCTGCCATTCGGCGCAGCCGCGGATCGTCTCCTGCAATTTCTCGCTGAATGCCTCGAACAGCGTCATGTCGGGCTCGGTCACGTCGAACAATTGCAGCGCGGACACAGCAGCCGGCACGCTGTTGCGCATTGCTTTCGGCACCGGGCTGATGCTAGCGACGTTGCTGTAAGTCTTGAAGTCGCGGGCGTCGTGCTTGACGTTAATCAGCGCGGGGGCGCCGAGCAGCTTGGACACATCAAAGCCGGCCAGCTCCTCCGGCGTGAATGCGCGACCGCGCCAGGACTCGAGGTCAGCTCGCAGGATGGACTTTTCACCGAGACTCAGCGTGTACCGCTTGCTGATAATCAACGGTTTTCCGTCGTCCGTCTTGAGCGGCGTGCCGTCTTCATCCTCGCCGTGCAGCTCCCACGTCAAAACCACTTTTCGGGCCGGCGGCTTGGGCTTGCCCTGAAACTCACGCGGCTGCGTGCCCAGGTCGATAACGCGCACACACCGGCCGGTGTGGACGCCCTGCGGGACTGGCAGAAAAGCGCCGCCGCCGGTGTCAGATGCAATCAGTGCCATGTTCTTTCTCCATCCCACTGTCACGGGCCGCGGGGCGCCTCTCAGGAATGCCAGCCGCCCATCGCAGGGCGGCAATCTCGTCTTGCGTCAGTTTTCGGGTAGCCGCGGCGCGCAGCGCTTCGTCGCATATCCGCTCAATGTCGGTTGTGTAGTCAGTCATGGCCGGCCTTCGAGGAAGGCGCGCACGTGGAGCCCGTTGATGTACGCGCGCCACGTGGCGTGCAGGTATGCGTGGTGATGCGGACCCGCATTCCAGGCGACGAGGCGCCAGAATAGGTACGCGAGTAGCGCGGCTATCGCATGGAGCAAACTCATTACCTTATCTCCAGGCATGCGAACAACAGCGCCCAAGTGGTCACGCCGATCACAGCCAGTGCCAAATCGGTCCATTCGGCCGGCCTGTTCAGTTCGCGCAGCCAGTCCGCGCGGCTTTTGGTGGCGTTGTCAGTCATGGCACCGTTGCAACGGTGGCGGCCTCAGCGGCCTCGATCAGCGCGCGGGCCATCGCAAGGGCCTCATTGCGAGTCAGCACACCCGACAAGTTTGCGCCAGCGCGCGACAGGTTGAGGAAAACGGCATCGTTCTTGCCGGCCGACAGCGTCGACCAGGGCGCGACGTAAATGCGTAGTTCGGTTGCGTCGACAGATCGCGTGCCGTCGTCGCGCTCGATCAGTGGGCGGACCATCACAGCCTCCTGAGTCGTTGCTGGATTGCGAGTTGCAGTGCGCCCAGGCGAGCGCACTCGACCGCCTCGTCCGGCCGCGCAGCGCCGCGATCAAGCGCGCGGCACAGTCGCGCTTCCGCGTCCCGCTGGGCGGCGATAACTGCGGCACGTTCGGCCAGCAGCTCGGCAGCCGTCAGGTCGTCGTGCTGAATCTGATAGATCGATCGCATGTGCTACCTCGAGTCGTTAGGCCCCAAATGCCGGGCCAGGGTTGAACCACTCAATTGGCAGCCCGGCCCATGCATCGCAGATGTCGTGCTCATCGAAGGCGTCGAGGTACACATAGCAGCGACAGCAAAGTTCATCGCGCTCCATCCGTGCCTCGTTGCACTTGTCTTTCCAGTATTCGGCCAGCACCAGCAGCCGCGTATGTGGGTCTGCGATGTCTAGCGTTGGGTCGGTCAGTTCTATTGATCGCATCTGCTAACTCCCGTCGTTCGATGGAGGGCATTAAACAGCATGTTTCGTCGCGTGTCAACAGTCCGTGTATTACACGCTGTGTTGACAGACGACATAAACGTGGTGTTTAATCAAGCATGTTCATCCGCGCATTGGCACCCATGAATCGCACCCCTTCTGAAGCGCTCGACGAAGCGATCAAGCAGACCGGCGGGACCAAACAGCTAGCCGACCGGCTCGCTGTGACCGTTCAAGTGGTCTCCAACTGGCGCGCCCGCGGCGTGCCAGCCGAGCGCTGTCCGGACATTGAGCGCGTAACGGGCGTGCGCTGCGAGCGTCTGCGTCCGGACGTTGACTGGGACGTACTGCGCGTCGCTGGCCGCAATACGGAAGGATGAGGATGGACGAAGAACTGACTAAGGCCCTGCACTCTGCGACGTTTGCAACGCAAGAGCTACAGCAGGCACTGAAGACCGCCGACGCGGTGGCCGCGCTGGTGCTGCTGCCGATGATTACCGACGCGGCACGATTGGGGCAGCAGATCAGCGGGTTGATTCACGCAAGGGCTGACCGTGGCTGACAAAGTTGCGATCGGCAACGCGGAACTGTGGCGCGGATATTGCCTCGATGTGCTGCGCACTCTGCCGGATTGCAGCGTTGACAGCATTGTGACCGATCCGCCGTATGGGTTGAAGTTCATGGGCAAGCGTTGGGACTACGACGTGCCCAGCGTGGAAGTCTGGTACGAGTGCTTGCGGGTGCTCAAGCCGGGCGGGCATCTGCTGGCCTTTGCTGGCACGCGGACGCAGCACCGGATGGCATGTCGCATCGAGGACGCAGGCTTTGAGATCCGCGACATGATCGCGTGGGTGTACGGCTCGGGCTTTCCGAAGTCGCTGGACGTGTCGAAGGCGATTGATAAGTTGGACGCGGCCGAGGCGCGGCAGGCGCGGCGTTTCAAGTTCACGGAATGGATGCGATCGACCGGCCTGACGGCGAAGCGGATCGACGACCTGACCGGGACGTGCATGGGGCACCACTACACGACGCACCCGACGCAGCCGGCCATTGCGACCCGCGAACACCTTGAAGCCCTGCGCGACCACATCCCGTTCGAGGTGCCGGATTGGGTCGAGGCGCTGGTCGACGAACGCACGGTCGAGAGCGAGAACTTCAAGCGGCGCGAGGTGGTGGGCACCGAAATCAGATACAACGAAGCAAGCGGCATCGTTTCGGCTGGCCGGGACGAGCGCACGCTGATCGAGCGGAAGATCACCGAGGCGCACACAGACGCCGCCCGCCAGTGGCAAGGCTGGGGCACCGCGCTAAAGCCCGCCCTCGAGCCGATCACGATGGCCCGCAAGCCGCTGGCCGGCACGGTGGCCGCAAACGTGCTGGAGCATGGTACGGGGGCGCTGAATGTGGATGGGTGCAGGGTGGGGGATGAGGTCCGCCATGCCGCTTTCACGTCTCTCGCACCGTGCAAGGGGAACCGGCTTGGGGCCGCTGATACGGCCGAAGCGCGCCGGGGAACGCAGGGCGACCCGAAGGAATACACAGGCCGCTGGCCCGCCAACCTGATCCACGACGGGAGCGATGAGGTCGTCGCGTGCTTCCCTGACTCCAACGGCAGCGGGGCGGCTCGCACTCTCAAGCGCGGGCAGCGTGCCGATGGCGAAGGCTGGGGCATGGCCGACGCCGCTGGCGAGCTGCGCGATGCTGGCACCGGTTCCGCCGCCCGCTTCTTCTACTGCGCGAAGGCGAGCAAGGCGGATCGGAACTATGGGCTTGACAGTATCGAGATAGTTAGCTTACAGTGTTCGGCATGGGAAAACGTGGACCAAAAAGCGCGGCTCCGGGTGGATACGGCACAGTCACCCCCAAGGGTTATCGACGTGTCTGGTGCACCTTGCAACGACGCTTCCGCATGGAACACGTTTTTGTTTGGGAACGGCACAACGGACCAGTGCCAGTCGGGCAGCAGGTTCACCATCGAAACGGCGACAAGCTCGACAACCGAATCGAAAACCTTGAGCTGGTTACTCCGCTCCAACACAAGCGAATACACAGCGGGTGCGAGGTCCGCGACGGTGAGTGGTGGAAGCCGTGCTGCAAGTGCGGAAACGACTACCCCGTGTCTCACTACTACAAGCGAGTGGATGGTGTCTCCCCGTGGTGTCGAGCGTGCTGCATCGCTAACGCGGTGGACAATAAACGGAAACGCCGGGCAGCCGTGTGACCATCCAACGGTGAAGCCCACCGACCTGATGCGTTACCTCTGCCGCCTGGTCACGCCACCTGGCGGCGTGGTGCTGGACCCGTTTATGGGCAGCGGCAGCACGGGCAAGGCCGCCATGCTGGAAAGCTTCGGGTTCATCGGCATTGAGCGCGAGGCGGAATACGTTGAGATCGCTAAAGCGCGCATAGCCCGCGCCCAGGCCCAGGGGCAGCTTCTGTCGCCCGAAGAACCGCGCGAATGCGTGCAGGAGGGGCTGTTGTGAGACCTAACGCGCAGATAGTGGAAAGTAGAACCACGGGCAGGCACCCCCTGCCAGGTGAAGGTGCGATACCTGTCTCTGTGCTCCATTTCCGCACCGGCCGCCGCGATGAGGCGGAAGGTATGGTGAAGACCCACCACTACAGCCGGCGCGTGCCTGCGAATGTGCAGATGGTGGGCAGCCTGCACTTAGACGGCGGGCTATTCGGTGGCGATGGGCCGATGGTGGCCGCAGCGTTCTGGACTTATCCGCCGACGCGCTGGGCCGAACAGGTTGTGGAATTAGCGCGGCTGGTGCGTGGCGATGACCGCGTGCCGCTTACGTTCCTGCTGGCGCGGTGCGTGCGCGAACTGCGCCGCCAAGGCCACGACTTGCTGGTGAGCTTTGCCGACAAGACACAAGGCCATGAGGGCTACGTATACCGGGCAAGCAATTGGCGCTATGCGGGCGCACGGGAACGGCGCATGGATGGCTTGATGGTGAACGGAACATTCATGGCGGGCCGCTCATGCAACCAAACTTTCGGCACGCGAAGCCCTGACAAGGTGCGCGCACTGAAGCCCGGTTGGACCATCGAACCGCACTACGACGAAGGCAAGCACTGTTTTTGGCTGCCGCTGGGAACGAAGGGCGAAGCGAAGGCGCGGCGCCTGGGGCTTGTTGATGCCTAACGAACTGTTCGACCGCCACGGTATGCCCACCCGCGAGGCGTTAGGCGTCCGGCTGAAACGTGCCGGCCAGCAGCGCGCGCTCGAGTCAAGCGGCCCGGATTGGGGCGACCAGATCAGCGCGGCCTTCCGCCGGTGGGCGGCCAATCGCGTTGGCGCAGACATCTGCATCGAGGATTTTCGCGAGCAGGTTCCCGCCAGCCTGTACCCGGCTACGCACAAGGGCTGGGGCGCATTGCCGCGCGTCCTAGTCGCCGCGCGCTTGATCGCGCCCCGAGTGGATAGCGAGGGCAATGCGATCTATAGGCCGGCGCGCAGCCAACGTACCCATGCCCATCCTGTCAGGATCTGGAGGGTGCTTTGAGCCGCATCCGCCGCTGGCACGACCGCGTTGCGGCAATGGGCTGCATCTGCTGCCGCCTGATGGGCCGCGGCGCCGACGTGCCGGCCACGATTCACCACATCCGCGAAGGCGAGGCGGCCGGCGCTGGGCAGCGCGCCGATGATGCGCTGGTGGTCCCGCTGTGCCCTGACTGCCATCAAGGGCCGAAGGGCGTGCATGGCGACAAGACCTATTTGCGCATCATCAAATGCAGCGAGCTGGATCTGCTGGCGATGGTGATCCGCGAAGCGATGCGTTAATTGGCCTTGCCGCGCGTGGACGTTTGCGGCACAATGAGGATGCGGGGAAATGCGACCGGCCGTCGCCGCTTTGTCCATCCAAGGCTCACCCGCTCAATTCAATTCGCCGATGGAGGCGCGTCAGTGTCTTTTGCATACCTTCCGCTGTTTACCGGAGACTACCTCCGGGACACGCAGCACCTCTCGATGTCCGAGCATGGTGCCTTCCTCAAGCTCCTGATGTTCTGCTGGGACCAAAAAGGCCCGGCGCCGCTCGACGAGCGCAAGCTGTGCGGGATTGTCAACGCCAGGTCAGGCGACGAGGTGGAGGCCCTTCGCCGGGTGCTTTCCGAGTTCTTCGTCCGAATGGAAGACGGCTTCTACAACAAGCGCATGCAGCGCGAAGTTGAGCGCAGCGAGGTTTTGAGCCGCTCGCGATCCGATGCGGGCCGGAAGGGATACGAAGCAAAAGCCAAGCAATTGCCAAGCAAGAGCCAAGCAATTGCCAAGCAAGAGCATCTAACCCCATCCCCATCCCCATCCCTATCCTCAACCCAAGGCCAGACCAAAAAGACAAAGAGCACGCTCGGCGTTGCCGAGCTTGTGTCGATGGGGGTGGACAGGCAACACGCGGAGGACTGGCTAAGGGCAAGGAAGGAAAAGCGCCTGCCGCTGACGCAGACCGCCCTGGACGACGTTAACGCTGAGGCGACAAAGGCCGGCCTGACGCTGCCCCAAGCCATTGCCAAGGCCGCCGCCAAGGGATGGGGAGGCTTTAAGGCGTCATGGCTGCTGGAGGATGCCGCACGCACCACCAAGACCCCGCCGGTGGGCCGTCAGGCCGCGCTGGAGGAACGCAACCGACAGGCTGCCCAAGATTGGCTGCGCATGAAAGAGGCTCAAGATGCCGCTGCGACAAGCTGACCGCTCCGATTTTTCGGAAATGCTGACCTACGTCGGCGCGCTGTACGGCCGAGACATGTCGCCGGGCGTGATCGACCTGTACTGGTCCGCGTTGCAGCAATTCGACCTGTCAGCCGTTCGCCAGGCGTTCGACCGGCACGTGAAATCGCCGGATGCCGGCCAGTACATGCCAAAGCCAGCGGACCTGATCCGCATGCTGGGCGGCACCAGCCAGGACGCTGCGATGCAGGCGTGGGCTAAGGTGGAGCGCGCCGTCCGGCGGGTCGGCGGCCACGAGTCCGTCGTGTTCGATGACGCGATTATTCATCGCTGCGTCGCAGACATGGGCGGCTGGGTCAAGCTGTGCGCAACGACCGAGGAGGATCTGCCGTTCCGCGCGCGCGACTTCCAGGCCCTCTACCGAGGATTCGCCATGCGCCGCGAGGCGCCCCCCTACCCGGCGCACCTCATCGGCCGCTTTGAGGCGCAAAACCGGATGGCCGGCCAGAAGGTCGCCGAACCCGTGCTGATCGGTAACCCGCACGACTGCCGCCAAGTGCTTAGGTTGTCCACTGGTAACCCCGTGCAGATTACGCGGGCCGCAGATGCTGTCCCGATGCTAATCGAATGACATGCCGATGGCAGACACCCACATAACCATTCCGATGGCACGGCTGGTCGAGCTTGAGACAGCCGAGCACGAACGCGACATCCTGCGGAGCCAGACGCTTGACCTTGCGCTGCTGGTTAAGCGCTTGATCCGGCGCATGCGTGCCGCGCGCACCGGAGAGGGCATTGCGGCCGGCGACGAAGCGCTGGAGCAGCAGTGCATCGGCTACCTGCGCCGCAAGGGCCTGACGAGCCCGCTGCGCGATGCGGCCTAACGAGCGCCTAGATGGGCGCAGGAGGAAGAAATGTTCAAGATGCTGGAATCACTCACGAAGGCCGCGACTGCGGTCGTGACGGTGCCGGTCGCGTTAGTGGCCGATGTGGTGACCTTGGGCGGCGTGGTGACGAAAAGGGAAAAGCCATACACCGCCGAGGCTGTGTCCGACATGGTGCAGAACCTGAAGGACGCAAGCAGGCCCGAACGTTAGGCGTGTAGCCGGAGCGATACATGGGGCGATTGCCGCCGATGCTTTGCAAACCGCACCGCGTGCCGGAGTGCCCGCAGTGCAAGAAGGGGAAGACGATGGCTGATGGAGAAGTGGCCGGCGACGTGCGCGAGCTGCGCCAGATGCTTGCCGACTGCGAGCAGTACCTGAAGGAAGGCGAGACGCCGGCACAGCGCATCGAGCGTGAGCGGCGCGATACCGAAGCCGTGCTCAACCTCCTGATCCGCGAGAAGCGGAAGACGGAACGCATGCGCGAGACGTTGCAGCAGATCGCGCAGCATTTCAGCAGCGAGTGGCCCGAGCGCTGCCAGTCTAGCGTCCTGGCCGCGCGTGCGGTGCTGAATGAATACGCCTAACTGCAAAACGTCAGGGAGGCATGGCATGAGGCGCGCGGCAAAAGTTGACAGCAACCACGCGGAGATCGTCGCCGCCTTGCGGCAGGTAGGCTGCTCGGTGCAGTCGCTGGCCGCCGTTGGCGCAGGCTGCCCCGACCTGCTCGTCGGCCGGGGCGGCAAGGCGTGGCTGCTCGAGGTCAAGGCCGGGCGCGGCCGACTGACGCCCGACCAGGTCGTCTGGTTTGGGCTGTGGTCTGGTCCGCCCGTCGTCGTGGTTCGGTCGGCGGAAGATGCGCTCCAGGTCGTCGGGGGCAGCTACGTTGCGTGACGACGCTGACGTTGTGCGCATCGAGGATGCCCTGGACGCCCAACTGAAGAATTGGGGCCGGTGGGCGCGACAGCGGGCTTGGCTGTCATCCTGCCGCTCAATCGAGGGCCGCTATCGGCCCGAGGCGGGCGAAGTCTGGGATCGAGACCCCAAGCCGTTGCCAGTTGACGCGCTGGAGGCGTGGCGGGTGGAGGTCAACTGGCGCTACCTGCCGTGGCGCGAGCGCATGATGCTCCGCGCGTACTACGTCACCGCCCCCCGGTCATCCGTACCGGCGTGGGAGCGGCACAAGCGCGACACGTGCCGCAGGCTTGGGCTGCATCGCAACGAGTGGGCCTACATGGTGCAGCGCGGCGCGGTGATGCTGGGCAACATCTTGCAATCTGATTATTGCCGCGTTAGTATTCGCGTCAAGCAATTCCCCCCGCACGGGTAGGTGCGCGTCGCCAAGGCTGCCTAGTAGGCGGCCTTTTTTTTCGATGCCACTAAAAACGCTCGAGCCCGGCCGGCGACGCTAGGCACGTGCGCGGCATGCGTCTGGTGATCGACGAG